GATGATAGACTCAAAGATATAGCAGATATTAGAAAACAATTAGATGAAATGAAAGACCAATTAAGACATTGTAAAATAGAATTAGATAAGATTGTTGAAGATAAAAAGTATCAAGATGTATTAAGACAAGTATTAAATGACAAAGGTGCCAAGGCACAAATTATTAAGAAGTACATACCTATAATGAACCAATTGATTAATAAGTATTTACAAGCAATGGAATTTTATGTATCGTTTCATTTAGATGAAGAGTTTAATGAAACAGTAAAGAGTAGATTTAGAGATACATTTAATTATAATAACTTTAGTGAAGGTGAAAAGATGAGAATAGATTTAGCATTGTTATTTACTTGGAGAGATATAGCTAAACTTAAAAACTCTACTAATACAAATCTATTAATACTAGATGAGATATTTGATTCAAGTTTAGACCTTGCTGGAACAGATGATTTCTTTAAAATAGTACAGAAATTATCAAACGAAAATGTCTTTATTATTTCACATAAAGGTGATATACTATTTGATAAATTTACAAATATAATTAAGTATAAAAAAGACCAAAACTTTTCAGTACTAGATAGGATATGATGATATGAAAAATTTAGTTAACGGATATTTACAGTTGATACCACCTAGTGACCCTAGAGTTAAATCAGCAATAGCACCTTTTACAGATGATATGTTAAAGGAACACGATTTTAAAGATAGAAAAGAACTATCAGATTTAATGTTTAAATCAATGTTAAGATATGGTGGTATAGGTCTATCTGCTAATCAAGTAGGGTTACCATTTAATATGTTTGTATTAGGTGACCATTTAAATTTAGAGAACGGTTTAAAAATGACTTGTTTTAATCCTATGATAGTTAGTACAAGTAAAGAAACAGTATTAATGAAAGAAGGTTGTTTAACTTTTCCATTTTTATTTTTATCAATAGTAAGACCTAGAAAATGTGTAGCAAAATATACAGATGAAAATGGTGATTTAAAAGAAGGACAATTAGATGGTATGATAAGTAGAATATTCCAACACGAATATGAACATATGTTAGGTAGAACTTTTACAGAACACGCAAGTAAAATGAAGTTGGAAATGGCAGAAAAAAAGGCAAAGAAGATGTGGTTGGCGTACCAAAAAAGAAGAAATGAAAAAACTAACAAATAGAACTGATACAAAAAATGCATTAGAAGCATTTGGTGTAGAGATAATGGGTGAAGACCTTATTACTAGTAAGGGTAACCTAAAGGGTGTAGTTAAAGACGAAGAAGAATTACAATCTAATATTGATAAAGTTTATGAGTATTGGATGAAAAGAGGATTTCCTTATTATGCTACAGATAAACAGTATAGAGAATCACAATTTAAAACATTACAATCAACAGATTTCAAGGGGTTATTAACGCAAGAGAAAGTTATTAAACCAAATCAAACAGGTCTATCTTTAGCGTGGTCATATATGCCACATAGTTTTGGTATACGTTGTGGTAAAATGAGAACACCTATGGAAATATATGAAAATGAAGAGCATTTTAAAAAGGGTATACGTAAGTTATTAACAGGTAGTTTCTTTGGTCAAGTATCAGTAGATACTTTAATGCCTATTGCAAGTAATTTAGATGGTGAAATAACTGAAATATCTCCTGCTTCAAAACATAAATCAGAAAGTGTTATGAGGTCTTTATTAAGAAGATATACAGGAACTCAATGTGTATCTAATTTTAGACCTACAGCAGCGGCGTGTTTATATTCACACTTTGCCCACCCAGGTGCTATGGTATGGGATATGTCAATGGGATATGGTGGTCGTATATTAGGTGCAATTATATCAGATATTAACTATATAGGTACTGATCCAGCTGAATTAACATTTAAAGGATTAAAAGAAATTAAGAAAGATTTTGGTAGAGAGAATAGACATTACTTTTTAAACAAGTGTGGTAGTGAAACCTTTGTTCCAAAAGAAAACACTTTAGATTTTGCATTTACAAGTCCACCTTATTTCAATTGGGAACAATATGGTGATGAAGCAGAACAATCATTTAATCAATATAGTGGTAATGAAGAGTGGAACAATGGCTTTTTAAGAACAACAATACAAAATGCATATATAGGATTAAAAAAAGGTAAGTATATGGGGTTAAATGTAGCGAACATTAAATCACATAAAACCTTTGAAGATGATACAGTACGAATCGCTGTAGAAGAAGGATTTGAACATACGGATACGTACAAATTACAGTTATCCTCGCAAGAATCAGGTGCAAAATACGAGCCAATTTTCATATTTAAGAAATAGGATCGTCTGGAAGCCGCATAAAATAAGGGGAAATGAACACTTGACTTTCCCGATTTTTTCCTGTATGATATATACATACTATGAAAAAAGGCACTACAACAATAAATTTAGATACAAAAAGTCAACTAGCTAAATTACTTGCAACAGAAAATATAATCATACAACACAACAACGTTTCAACAGCGTCTTTTAATACAAAGACTCGTGTGTTAACTCTCCCTATATTTAAAGAATCACACGGTGATGTTTATGATATGTTAATTGCTCACGAATGTGCCCACGCATTATTTACTCCACAAAACGGTTGGAAAAAAATTCAAGATGATGATGAGTTAAGAACTTACGTTAATGTATTAGAAGATACTAGAATAGATAAAAAAATTCAAAAGAAATACCCAGGAGTTGTTAGAAATTATATCAACGGTTTTGATATATTAGAAAAACAAAACTTCTTTGGTATGAAAGATAAAGATTTAAATAAAGAACTTATGTTAATTGATAAGATTAATTTAAGAAGTAAATCAAGTAATAGATTACCATTTATATTTGATGATAAAGCAAACAGTTGGTTAGATAAAGTTGATTCAATTAAATCATTTACAGACGTTGTTAGAGTTGCTAAAGATATGTTAAATTGGCAGAAAAAACAAGTTGAACAAATGAAGAAATTACCAGATTTTGATGACCACCCATTAATTAAAAATTATGAATTATCAGATGAAGACGCAACTGATCCACAAGATAAAAAAGAACAAGACCAAAATTCTGAAAGTGCTGATAATCCAGATGTACAAGATGAAAAAAATGATAAAAGAGATTCAGAAGAAAAAGCAACAGACAAAGATTTAAAAGATAAAGAAAAAGAAAACGCTAAAACAGCAACACAACACGCCAAAGGTGCTGACGGAGACCCTAAACCTAAAAAATTAAAAGCTATTACAAATGATTTCTTTGAACAGAAAAAAGAATCGTTGTTAGATAAAAAGACTTCTTATGTATACGGAACATTACCAAAACCAAATCTTAACCAATGTTTAGTATCATATAAAACTTTTTTAAATGATTTCAGAAAACATATAAGTGACCAAGTACAATCTAATCCAGAAAGTACACTTGAATATAAAAGATGGATTTTAGATAAGTTTAAAAAATTTAGAACTGAAAACAAGAAGACAGTTATGTATCTTGTTAAAGAATTTGAAATGAAAAAAGCAGCGTCTGCTTATAAAAGAGCAAATACTGATAAAACAGGAGTTATTGATCCTTTAAAATTAAGAAATTACAAATTTAGTGAAGACATATTTAAAAGAATGACTATTATACCTGACGGTAAGAACCACGGTATGATAATGTTATTAGATTGGTCAGGAAGTATGAGTGATTGTATTGCTGATACTGTTGCTCAATTAATTAACCTAGTAGAATTTACAAGAAAAGTTAATATACCATTTGAAGTATACTTTTTTACAAGTGAAAGAGATTCAGATGAAAGAGATAAACAATATTGGAATTATAAGTACGGTGATTTTTGTTTTGATGAATTTAAATTAGTGAATTGTTTAAGTCATAGAATGAAAAAAAATGAATTTGAAGAAGCACTATTATATATGTATCATATGGCAAAAGATTATGACCAAAGATGGTCAAGAAATTGGAGTGATCCAGAATATCCAAAAGGAAGTAACTATCATATACCAGACAAATATTATTTAGGAAATACACCTTTAAATGAAGCATTGATAGTATGTAATCATATAATACCAGAATTTCAAAAGAAATATAAAGTTGAAAAACTTACTTTTATTACTTTAACTGACGGAGGCGGAAACAGTTTCAGACACAATCAGATAATACCTATACCAGATAAACCTACTAGAGCAATTGATGAGTATGAAATTAAAGACGCAAAAGCAAAGAAACAAAATTATATAAAAAGAAGTATTGATTATGAATCTAAAGTAGTTATTACACATAAGAATAAAAAGATAATTTTAACAGACGGTTGGTACGGTAGTGCTATGACCGATACATTATTAAGTATGATAAAATCAGACCACAATCCTACAATAGTCGGTTTCTATATTATAAAAAGAATTAGACGTTGGGAACTAGATAGATTTATCGGAAGTGATTATAAAGATTATGAACATAAAGAAAAATTAAGACTTAAAATACAAAAAAGTTTTAGAACTGATAACGCTGCTATAGTATACCAAAGTGGATATGATAAGTATTTCTTACTAAACGGCAAGAAATTGAAAGTACAGAATTTTAACCTACAAGACGCAACAGTTAAAAAAGGAACTGGTGCTGAACTAAAAAGAATCTTCGGTAAGAGTATGAAGAATCGACTAGTTTCAAGAGTAGTTTTAAACAAATTTATAGCGGAGGTCGCATAAACAATGAAAAAAACATTGAAAAATAAGGGTATTTTGTATATTGACTTTTCTAAAAAAGTCCTGTATAATATACTTATAATATAATGATGAAAGGACGTGAAAACACTATGTTAAATCAGAAACAAATAGACTTTGTTAAACACGCTAAGAAGTTGTTTCCAAACAAAGTTGAATTAACACTTGCTGATTTAGTACTTGCCAATAAAGAATTTGGACATAAGTACGAACCGCAATGGTTAACAAAAAATAGACTTTATCGTATTGATAGAGGATTATTTAAATTACCAAACATAGATGATAAAGTTTCAGAAGAAACTAAAGAAGTTTCTAAAACTGAAACCGTTAAAGATAATAAAGTAAATGAAGCAGCGTATATTGTTTCATCTTTAACTGGCGATATTGTTCCTAAAAAGGATTCAGTATTCGTATCATTTGGTAGTTATCCTGACTTAAAATCAATCGTCAAATCCAGAATGTTTTATCCTGTTTTTATTACAGGACTTTCAGGAAACGGTAAGACTATGGGAGTTACCCAAGCTTGTGCCGAAAACAGACGTGAAATGATTAGAGTCAATGTAACAATAGAAACAGACGAGGATGATTTGCTCGGCGGTTATAGATTAAGAGAAGGACAAACCGTATGGCAAAATGGACCTGTTATAGAAGCAATGGAAAGAGGCGCAATTCTTTTACTTGATGAGATAGACCTTGCAAGTAATAAGATAATGTGTTTACAACCAATTCTTGAAGGTTCTGGAATCTTTGTTAAGAAGATTAATAAATTCGTGAAACCTGCCGACGGATTCAACGTGATTGCTACTGCTAATACTAAAGGACAAGGTAGTGAAGACGGAAAATTTATCGGAACTAACGTGCTTAACGAAGCATTTTTAGAAAGATTTCCGATTACATTTGAACAGAAATATCCAAGTGTTAAGATTGAAGAAAAAATCTTAATTAAAACTCTTGAAAGAAGTGGAAAAAAAGATAAAGACTTCTGTAAAAAGTTAGTCACTTGGGCAGACGTTATAAGAAAAACTTTCTTTGACGGAGGCGTAGATGAGATTATCTCAACAAGAAGATTAGTCCACATAGTTCAAGCATTTACTATCTTTAAAGATAAGATAAAAGCTATTGAAGTATGTACTAATAGATTTGATGAAGATACAAAGAATTCATTTGTAGAGTTATATTCTAAAGTTGACGGAGGCGCTACAGCAGAAACAATTGCTGAAGACCAAAGAAAACAAGAAGTAGCTGACCAAGTGAAAGAGGAAGAGAGTGACTCAAAAGATGACGCTGCTGAATCAGACAATGATACATCAGCTCATATTTAAAAACTCTCAATCATAGTGTAAGTCCTGAAGCGGAGGTAGTGCTCCGCTTCATTAACTACACTTGAAAGGAACTATGAACGATTTTTATAGCGAATATATGAAGAAACAAAACAAAAGAAATAAATTAGAAAGATTTTTAGATAGACATAACCATACAATGGAATTAATTAGAACTATACTTCCAGTTATTTTGTTAGTTATGCAAACAATAATTTTATTAAAGATACTTTAATGGCACATAGTAAAAAAGAAGTTTTGAAGATATTAGAGAAGAATAAGATTAGTAATTTTACTACACCTGAAGACCAAATAATGATGAAATTAAAAACAGCGAAAGTTGAAACATTAGAATCTCAAAAAAAAGAATTAGAAGATAGTTTGGTTCAATCCAGACACCAAGAATATATTAGAATAGAAATGGATAAGATTAGAAAAGAAGGAAAAATGAAAGAGGAGTGTACAACTGATACACATAAGATTATTAATGAAGCGGAGAGGAGGGTAAAAGAACGTGGCAATAACAGTTGAAGTAAGACACGGTAATGTAGAGAAAGCTATGAGAGTGCTTAAGAAGAAAGTACTTAAAGCAGGTATACTAAAAGACTATAGATTAAAGCAGTACTATAGAAAACCATCAGAAATTAAAAGAGAAAAGAAAAAAGAAGGTATCAAGAACTGGAAAAAGAAGTTGAAATTGATACAGAATAGATTATAAAATTACACGCCTGTGCTTGAATAAATATATTATACCAGGCAGTTCATAAGTCCTGGGGCGTGGAAGGGTGCCAACACCTGCAGATTTAATATCTGAAAGTTGGTAGTAGTTTGAGGTCTACTATAACAAAACCTCAATGAATTACGAGTTTTGTGGGAGTTTGGGGAGACTCTAAAACCCATAGAAGGTCCAAAGGTTTCAATACCAATAGCGGACACTACGAGTGAGGTTTTGTCAGGTTCATACACTATAAAACAAACCTGACGGCGCTACTTGTATATTGTAGGAAACTACATATATAAGTAGTAGTGAGTTGCCATTAAGGGACTCATAAACGATAACTTTGCTTAATAAAAGGAGGTTTTTATGACCAATAAAGCATTATCTATTTTTAACAGGTTAAGACCAGTATCGGTTGGATTCGATTCAATCTTTGACCATTTCGGTTCAATGTTTGATGACGATTTCATCAACGATATACAACCTAGTTACCCACCATACAATATAGTTAAGTCAGGTAAGAATACTTACGATATTGAAGTTGCATTAGCTGGATTCAACAAGAAAGACATTACTGTCAATGTTGAAAACGGTATGCTAACTATTGAAACCAAGAAGGAAGATGAATCTTCTGACAAGGATGAAGATGGTGAAGTATTACATAAAGGTATCTCTAAAAGATACTTTAAAAGGTCTTTCACAATCGCTAATGATGTAAAAGTCAAAGGTGCTGAACTGAAAGATGGACTGTTAAAAGTTTCTATGGAGAAGATTATTCCAGAAGAAAAGAAACTAAAAACAATAGACGTTAAATAATAACGTAATATAGATAGTGGCGGGTAAAACCGCCGCTATTTTTTTTGGGCCTGAACCAACATTGACTTATAAATACTATTGTTATATACTAACACAAATGAGGAAATTATGAATAAAATATTAGTGATTTTAATGAGTTTGATTCTCTTAAGCGCTTGTTCAAGCATAAAAAATCCAAGTATAGCATTCGGTAAAAAGTGCGTAGCAAAAGGTGACCAGGTTCACTATTCTTACGTGTGGATATTTGATGGTAATGCTGGGTTACAAGCAGATGAGATTACTTGCGAATTAATTGATAAAAAGGATAAGAAATGAAGTTAAAAGATATAAAAGAAAAGTTATCAGGAACAGCAGTAGCAGCAGTTATCGCTATAGTTGCGTTATTGATTATTACTGTAGACTTAAAAAATAAAAAAGACGTAGCAGTAGCAGAATTAGCTAATGCTGAAGTAGGTATTTCTACTGTAGAATCAGAATACTTGGATAGTATTGCATTATTAGAAGGTACAATACAAGCATATGAACTTGAATTAGGTTCAATTAAAGTTGTATTAACAGAACAAAATAGTGAATTAGCGACAATAGAGTCGGAGTTAAATACAGCAGAAGCAGTAGCAACTCAATTAGCAGACCAATTGGTTACAGCAAATGCTACTATTGTAGACTTAACAGAAAATCCAAATTGTCCTGTTCAGTAAACCAACATTGACTTTATAACGAGTTGGTGTTATATTAGAAGAAAAGGAAAAAAATATGGTTAAAGAAATAGATATATCAAGTTTTAGAACACCTGATGTGTCGTTCAAGGTACGAGTCGCTGGGGAATGGAGTACTTTAAAATCAAAAGACATTTTTGTACAAGGCAAAAAGGTTTTAGTATTTTGTTTACCAGGTGCATTTACTCCTACGTGTTCTAGCAAACAATTACCAGAAATTGAAAGACTCTATGACGAGTTTAAAAAGAGAGGTATAGATGAGGTTTATTGTTTATCAGTAAACGATTCGTTTGTAATGAACGCTTGGTTTGAAAGTCTTAATATTAAAAAAGTTAAGGCAATACCAGATGGCAATGGACATTTTACCAGACGTATGGGTCAGTTAATTAATAAAACTCACCTAGGTATGGGTATGAGGTCTTGGAGATATGCATTTACAGTTGAAGATGGTAACATTGTTAATTGGTGGGAAGAAGAAGGTATCAATGACCAGGGAAATGATAACGATCCGTTTGGAGAAACTGATCCACAGAACGTTTTAGATAATTTAAGGATAAGAACGTTTTAATTAGATAATTATAAATTATGAAGGAGTTGATATGAATCTATCAAACAGTACAGTTGCAATTTTAAAAAATTTTTCTGAAATTAATAAAAACATTTTAGTTAAACCAGGAAAGCAACTACAAACTATTTCTACTTTAAAGAATATTCTTGCTGAAGCAGACATAGATAATAAATTTGAGCAAGAATTTGCGATATACGATTTACCAGAATTTTTAAGAGCAGTTGAATTATTTTCTAAATCAGATATCAAATTTAATGGTACTAACAAATTGGTTATATCAGACGCCAATTCAAGACAATCTGTTAAGTATTTCTTTGCAGATAAATCAGTAATTGTAGCACCAACTAAATCAATTAATATGCCTGATAAGTATGTAACTTTTACATTAAAGGGTAAATGTTTTAATGACTTATTGAAAGGTATAGTTACATTGAACTTACCAGACATTGCAGTAAAAGGTGATGGTAAAAACATTACAATGATTGCAACTGATAAAAAGAATAAATCATCTAACGATTATTCTGCTGTAGTAGGTACAACTGATAAAACTTTTGTAGCATATTTCAAAGCAGAAAATTTAAAAATCATACCAGATGATTATGATATTGCAATTTCTAAACAAAGAATAAGTCATTTTGTTAATAGAAATAAACCAGTACAATATTGGATAGCATTAGAACCAGATAGTGAGTTTTAATTGTGTCAGTAAAAGATTGGACGTGTACTTTTATTTGTAAACATACAGCAAGAGGTTCACACAGGTGGGCATTTTGGTTGGAAGGTATTATAATAGGAGTATTGATAGGGTTGATTATATGAAAGTGAATATATTATGGCAGAAAATTTATGGGTGGAAAAATACAGACCGAAGCGAATTGAAGATTGTATTCTAACCAATGAACTAAAAGAAACTTTTAAACAGTTTATAAATCAAAAAGAACTCCCAAACCTATTACTATCAGGTACAGCAGGTACAGGTAAGACTACTGTAGCACGTGCTTTATGTGAAGAGTTAGGCGTTGATTACATTATCATTAATGGATCAGACGAAGGTAGACAAATAGATACGTTAAGACATAAGATTAAAAACTTTGCGTCAACTGTATCTTTAACTGAAACAGCAAGTCATAAAGTTGTTATACTTGATGAGGCGGACTATATGAATCCAGAGTCCGTTCAACCTGCATTAAGAAATTTCATAGAAACATTTTATAAGAATTGTAGATTTATCTTTACTTGTAATTATAAGAATAAGATATTAAAAGCATTGCATAGTAGATGTACTGTTATTGATTTTGCGATTGCTAATGGTAATAAAGTTAAGCTAGCGACACAACTTATGAATAGGTTATGTAATATCTTAACAGAAGAAGTGATAGAGTTTGATAAAAAAGTCCTTGCAGAATTAATACAAAAATACTTTCCAGATTTCAGAAGAACTATTAATGAACTTCAACGATATTCAGTAAGAGGTAAAATTGATAGTGGTATATTATTCAGTTTAACTGAAGCAGATACTAAACAACTTATAGCGATTTTAAAAGAAAAAAGATTTAATGATATGAGAAAGTGGGTTATTAATAACCTAGATAAAGAACCATCATCATTATTTTCAAACGTATATGAAATACTATACAAACATTTACAACCACAATCTATACCACAGGCAGTTTTAGTTATTGCTGGGTATCAATACAAGGCAGCTTTTGTAGCAGACCAAGAGATTAATATGGTTGCTTGTTTAACAGAAGTAATGGCGAATTGTAAATTTAAATAAGGAGAAAAATGAACGCAATAGTACAGAAGATAGGTAGATGGCATAGTAAAGTGTTTGGTTATGTTTCTAATAAAGCAAAAACAAGTAAGTGGTGGGCAATAGCATTAACCATACTTGTTTTATATGAAATTGTTGAACACGTGGTCTATCCAATATTAGTACCATATCTAGCGTATATGCATTGGTTTAAATAATGTATGAATTAAAAGATTATCTTAAAGCAATTAATGAATCAAAAGAGAATTTATTAGACACACCAGACCCAACTTGGGCAAAGAAGTATCCACCATTTGTAATTAACCGTTGTCTATCTATGTTCTATGATACCATAATGCATAGTAATGAAATGAACGGACTACACTTTCTATCTAAACGTATGCAATTTCACTATTTAATAAATAGTATACGAAAGAAAAGGCGATTTGGAGGTAGGTGGTTATCAAAAACCAAGTTGAAGAACCTAGACATTGTAAAAAGGTATTATGGATATAGCAATACAAAAGCAAAGGAAGTACTCAACATACTTACAGATGACCAAATTGAAAGACTTAAATTAAACCTTATACAAGGTGGGAGAAAGTTTAAATGAGTGAGGATATTATTAGTTGGTCACAAGGCGATATGCTTGAGGTGACCATTAAACAACCTGATGATTTCTTAAAAGTCAGGGAAACGTTAACAAGAATAGGTGTGGCGAGTCGTAAAGATAAAACATTATATCAATCTTGTCATATATTACACAAGCAAGGCAAATATTATATAGTCCATTTCAAGGAATTATTTGCATTAGATGGTAAAAAATCTACATTAACTCAAAACGATATTCAAAGAAGAAATACCATATCTTTATTATTACAAGATTGGAACTTAATTGATATAGTTAAAAAGGATATAACAGAAGATAAAGCACCATTGAGTCAGATAAAAGTATTACCATTTAAAGAAAAGAAAGAGTGGACGTTATCTGCTAAGTACAACATTGGGAAGAAAGTGGACGACAAGAAAAAAGAATTTAAAAAAACACCAACTACGAGTCCAATGAGTGATGAATAAATGCAGATACCAAAATTCAAAGATTACATAACAGAAGCAAAAACTTCTGGACCATATAGATTAATCATTATATCAGATGAACCTGAAAATGATTTAAACTTCCATACAGCAAAAAACTTAATGAAACAAGCAGATAAGCTTGGTCATAAGTCATACATCTATAGAAATACTGGTGGGTATGTAACCGTTGAAGATGATGGAGAAATGTATTTCCATAATCAAGATGACAAAAAAGGATTTAGAGTATCAGCAAAAGATACAGTTGCTATTGTAAGAGGTTCAGTAGTACGTAGAGATAGTTGGATGGACTTGGTATCAAGATTAGAAAAACACCAAGTGTGTGTAGTTAATAGTAGAGAATGTGTTAGTATGTGTGCCGACAAATATAGAACTTCATTAAGATTAGCAGACTATGGTATTAGACAACCTAAATCAGTATTGGTAACTGATCCAGAAAATTCAATGGAATCTTTTGATAGTTTAGAAGAAAAGTTTCCTGTTATCTTAAAGACATTAAGAGGTTCAAAAGGAGTTGGTGTCTTGTTTATTGAATCAGAAAAATCATTAGATTCAATAGTACAATTACTTAATAAACAAGATGAGGATTCTGATATATTATTACAGCAATATATAAAAACTAAATGGGATGCTAGAGTTTTAGTATTACAAGGTGAAGTATTTGCTGCTATGAAAAGACACGTAGTGCCAGGAGATTTTAGAAGTAATGTATCAAGAGGTGCAGAAGTAGAAGAATTAAAATTAACAAAATTAGAAACAGAAGAAAGTTTAAAAGCTGCTAAGGCAGTAGATGGTCAATGGGTTGCAGTAGATTTTATACCGTCAGCAGATAGAGTAAACGAAGAACCATTTGTTATTGAAGTTAACTCTTCACCAGGTACAGAAGGTATAGAAGAAGCAACAAATAGAAATTTAAGTAAAGAAATTATACAACACTTTGAAGATAGAACACATTGGAAAAAAGTTCCAACTATGTGTGGGTATAAAGAAGTTGTCTACATACATCCATTTGGACGTATAGTAGGTAAATTTGATACAGGTAATTCAGGTACGTCTGTTATACACGCTGATAAAATAAAAAAATCAGGTGGTAAAGTTACTTGGTCGTTAGAAGGTAAGACACTATCAAACGATATAGTACGTAAGCAAACAATTGAAGTAGGTGGATTAAGAGATTATAAAGAAGAAAGAATAGTAATTAAACTTGATGTAAAATTTGCAGGTGGATATTACAAAGAAGTAGAATTTACCCTAGATGATAGGGATGAAAAATCTAAAATATTATTTGATAGGGAAACTATGAATAGATTTAATGTTATGGTTAACCCTAATAGAAAATATATAATTACAACAAAATATAGTTTAGATGACAACAAGAAAGGAGAAGATAAAAAATAAGATGAGTATAAACGGAAAAGTAAAATGGTTTAACCCAACAAAAGGTTATGGTTTTATTGCTAGAGATGATAATGAAAAGGATGTATTTGTACATTCTTCAGCAGCTCAAGCAGCAAACTTGGAACTTAATGAAGGCGACCAATTAACGTTTGAAATTACTGAAACACAAAAAGGTAATTCAGC